TGGTCGATGAGTTGTGTCATGGTGTTGTGGTTTTGAGTGATGCTCTGTATCTGGCAATGGCTGCCGACTTGGCAGCCGTGTGTGGATCCGTGGCTTTCGCCCGGAAGGTTTCTCTGGAGGAATTTCGCTTGCGGAACTTCGTGCAGTCGAATGTGTCGCGCTTGCCGCTGAGGACATCGCGCACGCCGACCGTGTAATGGCTCACGAGCGCCCTGGTGACGCCCAACTCCCGAGCCACTTGCGCCTGCGACATTTTGCCGTTGAGCTGGTCGAGGCCGGCCGCGAAAGCGATGGCGTTGGCCATGACCGGCAGGTTGTTGGTCTCGAGCAATAGCCCGACGACCTTGCCGAGGGTCAACGCCTGCTGGCGCACTTCGGCGGCTTGGAGCATCGAAATGACCTTGCGGGCCACGGCCGGCGTCGTGCCGAGTTCATCGGCGAGCGTGTCCTCGGGCGTGTCGAGGTCGTATTCTGGCATGTAGGCGGGTTCGCCGTCTCTTGCGGTGAAGGTGTTATTCATGTGAATTGCCGTAGTTAAATCCTGAGCGCAGACGCGAGGCCTCGATTTTCCGGCGTTCGGGGGTCGCAGCCCAAAAGCGATCGCAGGCGGCGGACATTTCTTCCAGCATGTTGGCCAGCCAGGCTTCTCGGAACTCCCGATAGCCCATGGTCATTTGGATGATCTTGCCGCGCCCTCCGAATTTGGGTTTTTTGCGTTTGCTCATGGCTTGGCCGTCCTCCGGTTGTATTCGGCGATGAGCAAAGCGTCCGCCGTGGCGTGCGTGACCTTGAGGGTCGGGAAAAGCTCCTGCGCTCGGCGCTTCGAGACATTCTTGTCGCCCTTGGTCAAACACCCCATTGCCTTCTGCCATGCCTGCGGGCGCACTCGCTCGTAAGGCACCCGCAGCGCGGTCAGAACCGCTTGAAGGCGTCCATACCCTTCGCCAAAACTAAAAGCCGAGCAGACGCCCATCTGCGGACTGCTGTGAACCAACTCCAGCACCGCCCGAGGCTCGGCCAGCGAAATGGCATCGCTGAGGAGGTCGATGAGGTCTCGGTCGGTCTCGGGCATTTTGTGCGCCCATGGCTGGCCGGTGGTTGGGATGAATGCGATACCGCCGGACAGGCCGGGGTCTATTCCTATGTAGAGTTTCATTTTGTATTGGGTTGATTGTCAGAGATTCGTTCGGAAAATGTCGCCGTGGCGCCGTTCATTCGGACCGGCACGGCCCCGCCTCGCTCGCCGTCGCGGTTTTTCATGATGGTCAAGAACTGCTCCTCCGGCTGGCCTCCCACGAACCACACATGATCCGAGTGGTGACCGATGGCGCGGGACTCGCGGAGCTTCGGCGGGTTGTCGTCGTTGAGTTGCGAAGCCGTCGCCACCGCGACATTGAGATGAAGGGCCAGCGACTTGAGCCGCTTCGAGACCTCCGAGACATGTTGTTCGCGCGTCTCATTGGATCCGAGCGCCCGGAGGTGAATCAGTTGGATGTAATCGACGATGATCAAGTCCGCCTTGTCCTTCGCCACCAACTCCCGAGCCGCCCCATCGATCGCCTCCCACTCGGTCAGGTTGCTCTCGACCTCGAGCGGGTAATGCGCCAACTCCTGAGCGTAGGCCGTGAATTTTTCCGCCATGCCCTTCGACTTCTCCCCTTCCCTGTTGCTCATGCGAAGGATGCCGACCGGAAACCCACACATGGCCGAAAGCATCCGCCCCACGACCTGAGTCGCCGGCATTTCGAGCGAGAAGACCGCCACGCGCTTGCCAGCCCGCAGGGCATGGAGCGCCATTTGCAGGAGCATGATCGATTTGCCGCCCGATGTCGGCGCGGCCACGGTCAGGAGTTCACCGCGCTTGAGGTGCGCCACGCGGTCCAGCGCGCCGATCCCCGAGCCAAAGGTCTCCACCGGCTCCGTCTTCTCCAGGTCGGCAATCAACCCGTCGATGAGTTGCTTCATGCCCACGCGGGGCGTTTCCTGCATAGCCGCCGCGCCATTGAGCGCCTCCGCCACGGCAGCGATGTCGCCCTCCTGACGGAGAAACCCCTCCTCCGCCTTGCGGATTGCCGCCAGCGCCGTGCGGTAACGCCTCGCATCCATGAGCGCCCCGCGATGCCATGCCGCCGTCCCCGAGTCGCCCGTTGGCATGACATCGTGGAGGTCATTGAGTTCGTGAGCACCGCCCGCCGCGTCGAGTTGGCCCGTGGCTTCGAGTTGCGCCAGCACCGCCATGAAATCCGTCTTCACGCCGTCCTCGTGCAGCTTGCGGATCGTGCCGAGGATCAGTTTGTGCTTATCGTAAAAAAACAAGTCCTCCGGCCAGCTCATGGCGTCCAGGTTGGCGAAGTTCTGCATCAGGCACGAAATCGCGGCGCGTTCTGCCGGTTCGTTGAGAGGGATGGCCGCCTTCGGCATGGGAATGATTTTCTCCATTGCGTTCATAGGGACATGGGGGCTGGCGTGCTGCCGTAGGCAGACGCCTTATTTATCTTCTCTTCTCTGGTTACAGATTTGTTACGCTTGTCCCGTAACTTCTCCGTAACGGCATCGTTGCCGCGTTTCTTGGCCATTCGCAGGGCCGCAAGTGCTCGGTCTTTAGAGGTTTGGCTGTTGTGCCGATCGAAGTTTACAAACTCGATTTTGTCGCCTTTCACAATCAACCAACCGCATTTTGCCATCGCTTCATCGAAGGTCGGCGTGTGCGTGATTTCGCGGATGATGCGCAGCGCCGTAACGCCCGTTACGCCGTCAGCGTAACAATTCCGTGACGCCCAAGCCCACACTTTCACGAGCTTCCCGACCACCGCGTCGAGATCCAGGCCGGTGTGGTCAGCAATCGCAGCCACCTCGACCTTCTCGTGCAGGTGGTTCTCTACCTTAATCCATTCTCCGGCCATTTAGTTTGTCTCCTTCATAAGTTTGTTCTGTTCCCAGCGTTTCACCCGGCGCTCAAAGCTCTGCCACCGGATGTATTCCATCTCTCCCATCGCCCCATCGCGGTGCAGAAGGTCGGCAAACCAACCGCCCTGCGCGGCCATGCCCCACCCGCTGGTGTGGATGTGATGGCGGGATTCCAAAACCTCCCTCGGCCAATCACGGAGGCGTTTGCGCCAGTATCGGTGCAGGCGTTCGTTCGGGAGGGTTCCAAATAGGTCTAACTGGGTCATTTCTTTCCCTTCATAGTGTTTGCATTGCGCTCGATGTATTTCCGCACCTTCTCCATGTCCGCCTCCGCCTCCGCCTGTTCTCCCAGCGAGTAAGTGTGCCGGTAGTTCGGCAGCGGCTCCGCCCGTTGAATGCGCGGCCCGATCGGGCAGCCGTTCAGACAGATAGAGAGGCGGAGGGAGAGGTCTTGGGTCATGGGTTAGGGGTTGCCCACTTATTGAATTACTGGAAATGACTCAGTTGCACTTCCTTCTTCACGCCAACGCAAATAACGAACTGGCTTCCCTGATCGAGCAAAGTTCCAAGCCTTAATGCACAACGCCATCAAATATGGCTTCTGTAATTTTGCTTTTGATAGTGAATTCCTTACAAGTCTTTCACGCAAAACATACCATGGCTCTCCATCTTGTAGCCCGGTTCCATGCGTAACTTTTTGCACAAATTCATCAGCAAGTTGTAAATTTTTTCTGCTAAATAAATAATGGCATGAATCAAGGACTGATGGAGTCAATAACCCAGTTTTACCATGGGTTGTTTGTAAAGAGTTTCTGGCTTCGGGATATTTTTCTAATAACTCTTCTATTTCTGTATTACTGTATGCGACACCTTTATCTACTCGACCAGTCATGTATTTATCAATCATGACTAAGCAGGCAGCTAAACGGCAGGCGTTTTGCTCCCCACGAACGCCAAGAGTATCACCGGGGCTTCGGCGCTTCCCAATGTCTTTTGTATCAAAAACATCTGATGGAAGTCCCTCGATGACAAATGACTGTATTGCTATACCCGATTGAACAACAGCCGCGAGCCTATGCTGTCCATCTATTAACCTGTTCCCGTTGAGGCAAATTGTGTCTCCATTTACCTTCCATCTTCCTTTGGATATTTCCTTTGCAAGCGTTTCAACATGCAAACGACTCATTGCTCGATTGCCTGCGTTTTTTTCGTTAAGAATTTCTCTAGCCCAATCTGGCGTAATTGTTTTAAGTTCAGCTTTCACTCTATTGTTTCTTTCTGTTGTTTGGTTTAGGTTGTTGCGCGTATCCACGCCGCGCCCCGGAGGGTTGAATCAAAACGGGATGTCGTCGGTTTCTTTGGCGGGTTTGGCCTTCGGCGCGGGGGCCGAGGATTTGGGTGACATCCAGCGCTCAAGGGTGTTAAAGCGATGGCCGGAGTCGGCACCCTCCTCCTCGCCAAGAACGACCGTGGCCGTTTTGCCGATGAAATCCTCGGGCTGCACATCGATGTCCTCCCCTGGGATCACGGCGAACCCGCAGGCTTCGCGCACTTGGTCAATTTTCCAGCCGGCTTTTTCGGTAAATGTCAAGTGCTCATGGACTTCCGGCCCCTTGGCACCCTCGCCGATTTCGACTCGGCAGATGAGTTTGATCATCGGGTTTCCCGCCTTGGAGAGCTTCTCCATGGCGCTGACGATTTCGACTTTGTAGGTTCCCGGCTCCACGAAATAGACGGGTTTTGGTTCACTCTGTTTGTATGTAGGCATATTATTTTTTGGATTTGATTTGGCGCAGGGTGTTTATGGGTGACCCTGCTCGCACCGCTGACTCGTCCATCTCCACGCCGGCATCGGCGCAGAATTGGCGAAATTTGTCGGCGCCCATCTTTCCGCCGAGGGCGAGGATGAGCGTTTCTTTTGAAACATTGGCGGAGGCGCGTGCGATGGCATCGGCCTCGACGAATTGACGCCCCGCGCCAGTCGTGACCTTCCAGCCGGGGATGTCCTCGCCAGCGGCGAGGCGTTCCTTCAGAGCATCGAGAACCGGCTCGGCGATCTGCTTTTCCGCCAGCTTCCAGTTCGCGGCGAAGGCACTCAACTCCACCGGATTGGCGAGGATTTGGTCGCGGATGTCGGAGAGGCAGAGGTCGGACTTGACCAGCGCCAGCGCCTCGGAGGATTGACGCACCAAGGCTCGGCACGAGTTGGCATGAGCGCACCAGCCGCAATATTCATTCGGCGTCGGCTCCGCCAACCGGCTGCTGGCCTCGGCGATCGTGTTGCTGACGATGGCCTCCGCCTGGTCGCGGGTGAAATCGTAGGTGCGGCGGAGTCGCTGATCGACATAGATCACATGCGCCGTCCACGAGTTGGCGAAATGCTCGACCATGCAGGCGAGGGCGTAGGCCGCGAGCTGCTGGCGGTAGTTCCGCACTTGGCCCGTTTTTACATCTGCCACCCACTGAGCGCGAACGCAAACCGCGTCGGCTGTTCCGGGTTTCGAGAGGCCCGGCACCTCCATGCCGAGATATTCCTCGCGGGTCTCGACATGGTAGCCACCGGAGAGCGTCCGAAGTTCATCCACGCCCCACCGAGCCACCGCCTGATCCTCGGCGGCGAGGCCGTCGTAGGTCGTAGGATCATCAACCAAAAGCTCGCGGATCGCCTTGTCTAGCAGAGTGCCACGCTCCGCCGCCGCGCTGGTGCCGGGTGCGCCCGTAAACAGGGCGCACTCGGCCAGCTTCGGCAGGGAGGAAGGGGAGATTTCCTTAATCACGCTGCGACCTCCATTTGGGCGGTCGCCTTGGCGATGAGCGCCTGCGGGCGGGATTTGATTTGTGCCAGCAACTTCGGCGAGGCATTGCGCCAGGTCTCGCCCTCTTGGATGGATCCGTTGCCGGTTAGGAAGGCGTTCACCGCGTCCTCGTTGGCTTCCAGCAACTCCATGGCCGCCATCGTCTCGGCACCGAGGATATCGACGGCAGGCGCCGAGGTTTTGGGTGCAGGTTTGCCGAAGACATGCGCCACCGATTCCCATTCCATCGGCAGCTCCTCGGCGAGGCCGCTGCGGGTCTTCGCGTCGTAAGCCGCCGAGTGGGTGGTATAAATGACGCGCTCCTTGCCACCGACGCCTTTGGCCTTTCCACCTTCCTGAGAAACGGCCTTGGTTTTGAACCTAAAAAACCACAACTCATCGGCCCATTCCTTGACCAGCGGCGAGGACTGCTTCGACAGCTTCAACTCGTAACGGTCGTATGCGGCGAGAATGTCCGGCGGCTCCGTTCGCTGAACTTTGCTGTGAGCCAAGACCACGACATGCTTGCCGGCATCGATGAGCATATCGAGCGCGGTCAAAAACCGGCTGACCTTTTCCGCCGCCATCACCCAGCCCTTGCCGAATCCGAAATCCTCGACCGACTGCTTCTTGCTCGTGGCGAGGAGGTCTTCAACCGCCAACCGCTCCGCCCAATCGGCGCTGTCGATGACCACCGTCTCGTAATCCGTCCGGCTGGCTTCTTGGATGCACTCGCCGAGTTCTTTCCAAGTCGAAACCGCCACGCGATCCACGGCGAGGTGGTTCGATCCGCCCTCAATGTCGAGGAACAAGGGAGAAGGGAACTTGCTGGCGAAAGTCGTCTTGCCGACGCTTTCCACCCCGTAAATGACCACCCGCTGTGGTCGCTGTTGTTTTCCTTTTACAATTTTCATATCACTCTGGTTGTTTGTTGTTTGGTCTGCGTTTTTTGGGATCGCGCAGCCCCCCTTGGCCCCTGCGTCCCCCTTGGGGACTAGCGAGGCAAAATCATTCTCGTGACGGGCTCACGGCGGCCGCTTGCCAAAGCAGTTCGAGGGTTGCCCACTGGCAGTGCTTGAAGCATTCGGCGCACACCGGCCCGAGGTCGTTATCCACCTGCTCGGCTTCGTGTTGGCAGACGGCGCACCTATTCATCGAAGTCCTCAAGGTTCTCGGTGTCCCACTCGCGCCAGCGATCTTTCCGCTCCCGTTCGAGCTTG